CGTAGATTAACCTTTCTTAGGGATGAAGTAAATGGCCCAACTTGATTATGGCCTTATGGCTCAAGCAGAAGATAAAGATAATTACCAAGTAGGTGCAGATGTAGCTAAAACCTTTGAGGATGAAGCAGGTTCTATTACACCATCTTTTAATTTTGGTAAAGGCTCATCTAAAACGGAATACCCTGACGGTGCAGTTGTTGACAAAGATGATAATCAGATAGGCTTTAGTTTAAACGGTAATTTGTTTTTAGATGACAAAGGAAAAAATAGTCTTAGGGCAGGTGTTGGAAGAAGGTCTACATCAAGTGATGAAAACGTAACAATGCCTGAAGGTGAGACTGTTTCTTTTTCTGGGGGTGAAAATCTTACAAGCTTTAGTTTGGGTGGCGACTTAGGAAATTTTATATTTGATCTTTCAAAGAACATATCAGACAAATCAAAAATAGATTTTACTTCAGGTAAAATACGTTACAAGATAGGTGATAATGCAGAGATATATCTTGAGGATACAAATACTAGTGACCCTACTATAGGGTATAAGTTTTCTAAAAGTTTTAATGAAGGTGGCGAAGTAATGGAAGACCAAGGCCAAGGTAACGCCCAAACGGAGATGGAACTAATGCTCAAGGAGCAAGTTGATCCTGTAAGTGGTAACACTGCTCCGTTAGGTTCTACACCAGAAGAAGTACGTGATGATGTACCTATCAACGCCAGTGTAGGTGAGTTTATGATAAACGCACAAACTGTCAATTACTTTGGTGAGGAGTTCTTTACTAACTTACAAGAGACTGCTGCTGAAGGTTGGCAACGCATTAAAGAAGGTGAGGAGTCATTCTTTAGAGATGATGAGCTTGAGGTAGATGAAGTTGATGACATGCCTACAGATGAAGTACAAAGCATGGCTTACGGTGGCAAGGTGCGTGGCTACGCTGAAGGTGATCCAATAACAAGAGAAATACCTGAAGCTGTAGGTGGTGGNTATGGNGGCTACGGTGGAACTGGTGCAGTCTACACAGGCTTTGAGATGCGTACAGTTGTAAACCCTGATACAGGACAACGTAAGCAGGTAGCGTACTACAACGGTAGACCTATGGTACAGCTTAAAGGCTACGTTGATGAGGGCGAAACAGGATCAGCAGAACAACTAGCGGCTACTAAGAGTGAAAAAGTCAAAGAAGATAGACGTGAGTTAGGATANGAAGTAGGCCCACAAACATTTAGAGATAAGAACGTAAGCCAGTGGGANAGTAAAGATTACACTAACTACACTAACAGTATGTCTAAGGGTAAAGAAGGCCAGCTTAGTAATATGGAAATAGGTGTCCTACAAACTGTAGGTAACATTATTATTCCTGGCGGTGGTTTTGCCTTGACTAAGATGGCTAGAGATGCTAACCTAAAACAAGCAACAGAAGTATATAATGCTACTAAAATATTACTTGAGGGCGGCTCAAAAGACCCATCTATTTTAGCTGCAAACAAAAATGCTTACAACGCAGGAAAAAANTTAGATACGCAGGGTAGCTTTTTAGATAAGATTGGATTGGGTGGTATCTTTGGTACACCTNAACAAAAAACGTATGACCCTTCATCTATATTTAAAGGCCAGTATCAAACACCTAACTACTTAATGTCTAATCCCGGTGATAGGTCTAGGGCCGCATTAATACCCCAAACGACACAACCTGCAACAGGATCAGACTACGAAGGCGATGTATTTGATAACGCTGCAGTAACAGGTAGATTTAAATCACAGTATGATTTACAAGAAGCGTTGTCAGGTGAGCTAGGCAGTGATGCACAATATAAAGCTGCCCAAGCACTACACAGTGAAGGCCTTAAAAAGAAAGGCCTAGAGGATACATCTATCTACGGAAGTAATAAAGGTATAGTTGATTCTGTAAAAGACTTAGCGTCACAAGGGTATGTTGGAAATAAAGAAGCTACCAATAAAGATGAAGATGAAGAATAAACCACAACGATAAGGCTACCCGGCAATAATGCTGGCCCCATATAAACAAGGAACTAACTAATGCCAGAACTAACACAAGTGGAAACGCCAAAGAATGCAGGATTTGTACAACCTAAAGGTGGGCGTAGTGCCAACCAGAAACGAATAGAGCAGGATGAAGCCGAACTTAAAGCCCTCGTTGAAGGAAACCAACCACCAGAGGAAGAGGCCCCCAAAGAAGAAGAGGCCAATACAGAAGCTAAAGAAGAAACGTTATCTGCTGAAGAAAGAACGTATAAAAAACGGTACAGTGATCTACGCAAGCATCTAAACAAACAAGCTGAAGAGTTAAAAGAACTCAAGGCACAGATGCAGAACACTAGTGACGGTAAGATGCGTCCACCATCTTCAGATGAAAGCATTGAGGCTTGGGCTAGTAAGTACCCTGAGATTGCATCTATAGTAGAAACTATTGCTACTAAGAAAGCAGAAGAGAAGTTTAGCAAGGCAGATGAGCGTCTTAAAGAGATAGACAAGATTACAGCACAAGCTAACCGCACTAAGAGTGAGGATGAGATACGTGCAATGCATTCAGACTTTGATGAGCTACGCAAAAGCGATAGCTTTCACAATTGGGCAGATGAACAACCTAAGTGGGTACAGGACGCTCTATATGAGAACCAAGATGACCCACGATCAGTCATACGAGTTATTGACCTATATAAGGTTGACAACGGTATGGACACCAAAGCTAAAAGACGTTCTACTAAAGAAGCAGCCTCTGAAGTAAAGAGTAGACGTACTACTAAACTTGACGCAGAAGACGCATCAGGTAAGATTAAAGAGTCAGACGTGCAACGCATGACACCTCAACAATATGAGGCAAATGCAGACTCAATAATGGAATCAATACGCAGTGGTAAGTTTGTGTATGATATTTCTGGGGCAGCACGTTAAATAAGTATTGACATTACACAATTAATGTATATAACTGTGTATGTTACTAATGGATGTACAGCCCTATACGTAATAGCTACCTGTACATCCCTAACACTACTAAGCCAAGAACTACTAAGATAAGACCTACCTAGTCCAGTATAGGCCCATCAGTTTACACAAGGCCAATGTGTATATCTGCTTGCACCCTAAAAAGATTAGCCTCTTACACAGTGTTTAAGCTTAAATCATATAAGCCGCAACATCTATGGAGGATATATTATGGCTTTTGCATCAGCATCAGGTTATGGGAATTTACCTAATGGTAACTTTAGTCCTGTAATCTACTCCAAACAGGTACAGCTTGCATTCCGCAAGTCTACCGTAGTAGGAGAAATTACTAACTCTGATTATTTTGGTGAGATTGCCGCACAAGGTGATACCGTCCAGATTATCAAAGAGCCTGAGATCAGCGTACAGGCATACACTCGTGGCACACAAGTCACAGCGCAAGATTTAGACGATGAGGACTTCCAATTAACTATTGACAAAGCGAATTACTTTGCTTTTAAGATGGATGATATTGAGGAAGCACACTCACACGTCAACTTCATGCAGCTTGCTACGGATCGTGCAGCGTATCGTTTGTCTGACCAGTATGACCAAGACGTTCTAGGTTATCTATCAGGCTTCAAACAGTCTACACTACACGGCACTGCAGATACAGCTAACACCACAGTAAATGGTTCTAAGTCTGTAACTACTGCTGGCTCAGATGAATTGCTTTCAACAATGAAGCTTATCAAGTCTTCATTCGGCAACATCACAACTACGTCTGCAGGGGATCACTCTATCCCACTGACAGCACGTATGCCAGGTGCTACTTCACTGCCAACTGCAACAGCTTCACCAGCAATGGTAGTAGCTCGTATGGCTCGCCTACTTGATCAACAGCAAGTTGATACACAAGGACGCTGGCTTGTAGTTGACCCAGTATTCATGGAGCTACTTCGTGATGAAGACAGCCGCTTTATGAATGCAGACTTTGGTGAATCAGGTGGACTGCGTAATGGCTTAGTCATTAACAACTTCCACGGTTTCCGTATGTACACTTCATCTAACCTACCAGCAGTAGGTGATGGTCCAGGTACATCAGGAACAGCAAACCAAAATACTAACTTTGGTGTAATTGTTGCTGGACATGATTCTGCTGTAGCAACTGCAGAGCAGATCAACAAAACGGAAACGTATCGTGACCCTGACAGCTTTGCTGACATTGTTCGTGGTATGCATCTATACGGTAGGAA